ATAATTTGCAGGCCCACCTTTATTCATAAACAAGGTTGTTGCAGACTGGTCGCTTGATAAAAAAGGTTGTTTCTCTGGTGCAGCTGCCATTAAATTAATTCTGTCATCAACCATAACTTCTTCACCATCGTCTGCTTCAACAAATTCCATGTTCGCTTCTTCCGTTCCTAAAATTCCTGCTTCACCTGCATCCGATGTTGACATTTCTAAAGTGTATCTTTCTAAATACTCTGCATGATTTTCATTCATTTCAGCTATATCAGGATTGCTTTCGTAAATTTTTTTCCAACCTTCGTAGTTGGGATCTCTAACTTCTTTATCAACAAATAATTCGTCTAGACCAGCCATTAGCACTTCCACTTTCTTAATGACTTATTGATTCTTGAATCAGGATCATTAGCTGTTTTTGATGATGTTAATTTTTTTTTCATACCACCCATTCTAGCACAGAAAGATTTTTTTCGCGATCCACCTTCTGGCTGAGGTGCTTTTAAATTAGATCCAGGATTAGCTTTATTATATGAAGCTCTGCCTGCAGCGTTTAATCCACCAGACTCAGACTTACCTTCTTTTCTAGTCCAAGCTGGAGTCCCGCCTCTCTTGAAAGAAGCACGAACCGCTCCCATTCCAAGAGTCGGTTTCATTACGCCTTAGCCTTGTTTTTTTTACTGTTTGGAAACCCTGCTTTCATATTAGCATAAGCTTTAGGTGTAATAGTACTTTTAGCTTTACTTTTTGAAGTACCCGCTTTTTTCTTAGCGTTGATATTTGCATATAGTCCTGGTCTTGCCATAATTACCTCCTAGGTCCTTTTAATGTACTTACGTCAAATCTTTTAGTAGCATCAGCTCTTGCTTTTGCTTGATTAGACATTTTTTGTTTAGTTAGTGAAGTTTCAGCTCTAAGTTCAGCTAAATCTTCTGTTTGATCCATTTTGTCTTGTTGATAATCTTGATTCATCATTGCTTTCATTTTATCAAGATTAATTCTTGCAGCATCTTCTTTTTCTCGTCTTAAATTTTCTTGTGCTTTAAGATCAAGTTCTCTTGCTCTTAATTTAGCAATTGGGTCATTACCAAAATCACCCATAAGTTTATTTTGTTCTTTAACAAACTCTTCAGTCATTTCAGAAATTAAAACAGCTTTTCTAGATTCAATCTCCATAATTAATCTATCCATTTCTTGTTTTATTTGGGGATCTTGTGGCGCTTGTGGATTTTGCATAATCCCTTGTAACTCTTGGACCTGCATAATTTTTTCTTGCATTTCCATTTGTACCTGTTCGTCTGACATTAAAGATATGTGCTCAAATATATTTTTCTCTAATGCTCCCATAATTATTGGACTGTTTTGTGCCATTGTTGTTGACATAAAAGACAGGTGAGATGAAATATGAGCTTGATGATCTTGTCCAGTAAATGCTTCAAAAGGTGTACCCGCTAAAGCATCAATATGTTCTAGTGCTGGGTTTTTTGGAGCCGGTTCTGGTGGTGGTGGTAATATTTGATCAATATTCTTAACACCGATAGCTTGATACATATCTTTATAAGCTGCATATAAATCATGCATCTCTGGATTTGATTGAGCTAATTGTAATTCTGTTTGAGCAATAGATACTCTTTGAGTTGATGAAAAAATGTTTGGATCAGCAACTGGTATAATATCAATTCTGTCATCAAAGTCAGATTGTTTAATTTGTTTGTCAGCACCTACAACTTCATACGGATAAACCTCAGGAAGGTAAGTAGAAAAAACATTCGACAATAAGTTGAACTCATTCTTCATAGAAGAATATAGTCTCTTATGGATTGCTGACATGACTCTTGAACCACGTTCTAAAAGAGCTACAGTTGTACCAACAGCTGCTTGTTGGTTCCCGTCGCCAACCTGCATATCAGCAATTGACGCGAATCTTTGTCCAGCCTGAACACAAATCCCCATCAGTTGTAATAATGTTCCAGAAGGTTCTTTGTAAGGCAAAGTCATAAAAGCATCTTTAAGATTTCCACCCGGTGCATCAACATCTCTAAACTCACCTGGTTGTAATGATTGAGCATCGTTGTTTACACGAATACCTCTCATCTTAAATCCTGCTGGTAAATTGGATAACGTTCCAGCATCTATTAATTGACGTAGGGCAGACGTTGCTGCTCTTGTTAAACCGCCAATCATATGAATTAACCCAAAACCATAAAAACCTAAACCTGGCAAAAATTTAAAATGCACAAAGTATTGTATTTTACGTTTTTTAAGATCATCTACTTTAAAGTTTCTTCTGATTGATAAAACTTTTCTTGAACCACTGTCGAGTGTTATAATATAAGGAACTTTAATTCCTGTCGGCATACCATCTGGTCCTCTGTCTTCAAAACCTTCAAGATCTAAATCAGTGTGAAATTCTACCAACGTATACATCTTATCGTTTTTTTGTTGGCCGTTCATCTGAGTACCTTCTAACTCTCGTTCTTTTTTCTTAACTTCAGTTTCTTCTGCGTAAGGCGCAAAGATTTCTACGTCTCTGTAGAAACCTGATACTTGTTGTTTACGTAAATCATTTTCTGAAATTTTTAATGTATGACAAATTGCTTCTGCATCTTCTAGTGATGTTGCAGAATAAGGAACAATTAAATCATCTGCTGGTACAAACTTAGAAACTGCTCTTCCCAATAGATCGTCATAGTAAACTTTTTTAAACGTCGAGCCAGCTAATGGCAGATAAAACAACATCTGATCAAACTCAGGTTCGTACTCTTTCATAACGTTCATGATTTCATAATTCATAAAATCTTTAACTCGTTGTGACTGAGCTTCTTTTTCGGGAGTTGAGGCTCCTAAAATTTGAGTTCTGATTGGTCCATCGGCTGGTAATAACTCTTTGTAAGCTTGCGCTTGAAATTGTGTAACGGCTTCAGCGAGTACTGGGTGAGTTGCACCTGATGCTCCTTGAAACGGTTGTGTACGTTGTTCAAATTGAAAACCTAAAAGATCTAACCCTTTAGAGTATGATCTTTCCCATTCTCTTCTTGATTCTTTGTAATCAGTGTAGTTACCATAAAGTTCTGAACCTAATGGTTGTAAAACTGAATCTGGTAAAATGTCTGCTAAATTTGCGTAGTGATCTTGTCCTTGTGACGGAGCTGCAGCACCTGGATCAAAGTCAACATCAACCGATCCGTCTGAGTTCTCTGTAATTTCAGTATTTTCAGAAGAAGGAATAGTCTCTTGCATATCTGCAACGACTTCAGTTCGCTCTTGTTCCGATGGTATAGTTATATTTTGCCTTACGTTCGGTAAGGATTTATCTACGTCTGCCATATGTTATTTTCTCCGATCTTTCTGGTTTATCTTGTTTTGACTCATTAATCAAGCCTCTAGGCTCTGGTCCCTTGATTGGGGGGATCTGTTTCCATTTCACGTGTTTCATATTTTTAACTAGTGTTGGATTTTTCATTACTTTCTATTAAAATAATTTGCTATGCCCCCTCGAGCTAGAGGTATATCGTCTATATTAAAGTCAATGTCAATTGTCTCTCTATCAAACTCAGTATCATAAGTACCCCTGCCTCTATTATCTTTTATATCTGCTAAATATTTTCCATAAGCGTCAGCAACTTTAGTACTATTTTCATTGGGTATACTTTTAGTAGCTTTAGTTCCAAAAATTTCTTCAAAAACTATGATTGGGTCCTTACCGACTTTTAAATCAGCTGCTTGTTTTTCTGTTAGGTATTCAGAGTTCATAATAATATGTCGAGCTACTCCTTTAGCGTTCGCAAATTGATTATTCTCATTATAATTCATTTTTAAAACTGATTCAGTGTCTAATGCAGTCTTATCTGTAATTTTTGGTTTAATTTCCCCTTTAGCAAAGGCCATGTCTTTTGCTTTTTTTGCATCTGACATAGTTTTGGCTATTTCTATGTTCTGAAGTATTTTATCTACTAATGGACTAACAGATTCTGGTTTCTTGACGCTAGGAACCGGCGACTTGGATTCTTTTGTTAGTTTAATGACTTGTGCAGACTTTAATGGTGCAGGGTTTTTTGATTTTTCGATCTCTTTTAAATTTTGTAGAAATTTTTCTTGTTCTTTTGGTTTAGAATTTTTTAAAGTTCTAGCTGTTAGCTTAATTTCTTCAATAAATTTTGCAGGGAGTTTACGATTCTTTGCAATCCACAATAAAGCTTCTTGAGAAATAGGGTTGTTGTACAAACTTTTACCCATTTTTTGAATATTACCACCAATACCAATAATATCTTTTGGTTTAATTCCTAATCTTGCTAGGATTTTGTAAATTTCTATTAAAACTTTCATTAATAATACGTTTTATTTACTAACGGCATAATTTGATCCTTATAATCTTCAGGGTGAGTTATAAATCCACCTTGTCTAAATCTCATCACTGCTTGTGTTGTACTATCCACTAAGTCATCATGATCTCCATAAGGAAAAGCAGCGCATTCCTCTATGACTTCTTGAGCAAACTGTAAATGTGTTGGTGCCCAGACTTGTCCACTTTCAAAAATGGGAGCAACAGAGTTTACTCTAGAATGTTTATCATTACCTCTCGACGGTGTAAAGTTAATAACAGGTATCCCCATATTTCTTAACTCGTAGGTTAAAGGTAATCCCGATGCTTTTGCTTCTATTAAAACTGTTTCTGGATCCCAATACTTATATAGTTTTAATGCCTCACGTCTAAGCTCAGGAAATTCAAAACGATCTTTAACTGCATCTAATAAAATAATCTGTTGTGGACTATCTTCATCTTCGCGGAATATGCCCCACGTTGTAATAGCTGAGTAATCAGCAGTTTCTTTTTTCATAAAAGCGGTATCGTAAGATTGTATAACATGATCACACGCAGGGATAGGTTTGTCTTCTGGCCATTTTTTCCACCACTCTCGTTTTAAAAGGGCACCTTCCTCAGAAGTAGGGTTCTGCATATATTGTGCATTCCATTTAGGAAGTGCAACAGAAGCTTTAACATTTAATAATTGTTCTAGTTCCCAATACTCTGGCCACACGGGTTTACCTGAAGGCAGGATTGCTGGAAATTCTACAACTTCCCATTGGTCTGCTTTGGGATCTGCAGCTTGTGCTGCTTGTAACATTCCCGTTAAATCTTTTGTATTCCATCTTGTCATTACCAGTACAATTACTCCACCGGGCTGAAGCCTTTGTCGAGGTCCAGAAGTATACCATTCGTAAGCCCTCTCAAGAGATTTAGCATTCATTGCGTCTTGCTCTGAGTGTGGATCATCAATAATTAATAAATCTGCACCACGGCCGGTTACGGCACCTTCAACACCAACTGCAAAATATTCACCACCTTGTGCAGTTTGCCAACGTCCAGCTGCTTTACTGTCTTCTTGTAATCTAGTTGGAAATACTTCTTTGTATTCTTCACTGTCCATTAGGTGTTTTGCCTTACGTCCAAAACGTACGGCAAGTTCAGCTGTGTGAGTTGCTTGAATTATTTTTAATTTTGGTCTGTTACCAATCATCCAGGCTGGCAGTAAGAAAGAAGCAAATTCAGATTTTGTATGTCTGGGTGGCATGTTAACAATTAATCTTGTTGTCTTCCCAGATTTTAAATTATTAAATTTTTCTGCAATAACTTTATGGTGGGACCCCTCTATAAAATCAGGCCACATATGTTTTACAAAATCCATAAAATTTTCTTGAATTTTTCTATGTTTTTGTTTTTCGTCTTTCTTAACGACTAATTTTTTTAATTCTTTCCTAGTCTCAGGATCTAGGTTTTCAATGTTTAAATTTTTTAAAATATTTTTTATATCGTGCATAATTAACCTTATGTAGTGAAAACGTTTTTACAGGTTACGTACGTCTAAATCAATGTATAAATCCGAGAGTAGTGGGACCCCTTTTAACGTTGTGTGTAATACTTTTTATATAGTACAGCTTTTTTCGGATCTGGTCTGGTACCTCTATTAAATTGCCGCGAGCGCGAGCGCAGCCGAATAAAAAAAAAATTTATACAACCTGTGCTTGTGTTCACAGCGCGTTGTATATATGTCACATGTGTGTTGCATAATTACAACTACTATATGTAGTATACGCAGGCATTGCATACAACCTACGGTTGAGCCTCGCACGTTGTTCGATCGCGCCATTTTAAACGACAATACAACCTGTACGTGTATACAATTACATTGCCACATTAGAATCATTCTAACTAGACTAAGATTTATATTGACACACTACATGTAGTGTACGCAGATACTGCATACCACCTACGGTTGCATGATGCCTGTATATATACCCGCCCCCCATACCCTATAGTATATAAGATAATCCTACATATGTCAAGTGCATTAGTGTCGCACCTTGATACTTGTATATATATACCGCCATCCCCAGCCACCGTCCAAGTATATAGGATAATCTTACATATGTCAAGAAGTTTATTTGCATTTAAGTGAAATAAATATATTGCTAATATAGGATAATCTTATATAACTTTGATATGACACAAACAAAAACAATCAATGGAATGTATCAGAGAGATAGTAACGCGGCATTTGATAACGCTAAAAAAGATGCCAGCTTCCAGCCTCAAGAATTCATGTATATGTATTCGAAGGACGGGCGCGACTACTTCAAAAATACAAACTTTAGACACTATGTTAACTTTAAACATGAAGAGATAGAAATAATAAAGGGAGGAATATGATAACAGCAACTATAATATATGCGCTAGGAATAGGGAGCTTGGGCCTGATGGCTTATTTTGCTATCACTGGAACTAATGAAGCAATTGACTACCAAAACAATAGAATACAAAAAGATCAAAAATGGAGGGATAGATAATGTCAGCTGATTATGGATTAACAATAGATAAACTAATAGATCATAATAAGATTCAAAATAAAATGATTGGAAGCCAAATTGATGAGCTTACAATTCTTAGAAGTAAGCTCGCAACTGTGGAGCATGACGCCAAAATTACGAGATATATTTCTATTTCGTTTGCTGGTTTGTTTATGGCTTTTTTAGTGTCCGTAGGATTAACGGCCTAACAAAATTTAAGAATTTGGGCGGGTGCTGAATAGCATATCCCCGCCCGGATGGGTGATATAGTAATCCCGAGTTAAAAAAATAATAGCTGGTGACAGCTTCTAAAACACTAGAATTGTAAGATTTAACTTACTGGTCTAACAGTACCACCTTAGCGGGTTTAAACTGTTAAGACTTGACATCTATAGGATTATCCTATATATATTTATATGAAAGTGAGGGCATAAAAATGCTAGTAAAAAAAGCCAAACAATTAACAGGAAGTTTAACACGAACCAGCAAAATGCCGGGCCTATCTTATAGCATATCGGCTTGGAGATGTAAGACAGGCGCAAAACTTCGAAAAATTCCGGGCAGTGTTTGCGCTGGTTGTTATGCACTCAAGGGAAATTATACCAGATATCCAGCAATAAGAGAGGCCCAAAATTTAAGAATGCAAAAGCTTAAAAATAAAAAATGGGTTGAAGCCATGGCTACACAAGTAAAGCGGCAAAAGTTTTTTAGATGGCATGATGCAGGGGACATTCAAAGCGTTGAACACTTACAGAAAATTTTTGAAGTTTGTAAGTTAACCCCTGATACTCAACACTGGATCCCAACGCGTGAAGCTCAATTTTTAAAAGATATTGACCCTGCAACAGTTCCAGCAAACTTAATAATTCGTATGAGTTCTCACATGGTTGATCAGGGACCAGTCAAATTTTGGCCTTGGACTTCAACTGTTACAAGTAAAGGCGGCGCCACTTGTCCAGCACCTAAGCAGGGCGGCAAATGTCAGGATTGCAGGGCCTGTTGGACTAGATCAATATCAAATATAAACTATGGTAAACACTAAAATGATAATTTCACCATTAACAAAACCAGATAAAAAAATGCTCAAGCGGGGATTTTCTAAAAAAATATATGTTGTGGGCTATGGTCATAATAATGATTTAGGCCACTGGGTTTATAAAGATAAAAAGTATATATTTAAAATAAATAAAAACTTCAAACACTAACAATAAGGAAGCAATGACAAAAACACTATTAAGCAAGCTAGTAAAAAAAGTTAATAAAGAAAATACACCGCCTGAGGGCTGGACCGAGGAAGCAAAAGCAGGCGCCAAGCAGGCGGCCGCGATTGGTTTAAGTCTCGATGACCTTGACGACGGCGGCGACATGGCTGCTGAGTTAAATGAAATCATGGACCTTAACAGCGATCTATATAAATAAACCCACAAGCGAGGAAATAAATGCAATACAAAGTTTTAACAAAAATGCTTTATGGTTGGGAAAGTGTTTGGAATGATGATCGTTTTGAAACATTTGAACAAGCTAAAAAAGAAATAGAAGATCATGTAAAAACTTGCCATGAAAATAATATGGAATGTTCTTTAAATGATTTTAAAATAATAAACAACCGGAGATAATATGTCAATAATAAGAGATCTAATAGAAATTGAGAAAGTATTTACAAACAACAAAAAGACTCCATGTGATATAGTGGAATTTTTAGAGGATGAAACCTACTCTGAAAGTAAGGGTGAGGATATTAAAAACGGTGACATGCACTTAACCCATTATATAAGACGACAGTTAAGGGATGAGCTAAGGGATGACGAGATCATTAATAGGATATCAAAAGAAAATGCACAATTAAAAGCACAGTTAAGACAAATCAAAAAAACTTTTAAAGATCTATACAATTTATAATGTGGTTTTTTATGAATGGTGCAGGCTGGCGCCTCAGGCATAATAAAAGCCCCAAGCCACAAGCCAGTCGCAGGTCTCAAGCGCCTATATTCAGGCAACAAGCTACAAGTCCTCAAGCTACAAGTTATCAAAAAAAACGGAGCAGGCCTCAAGCCCCAAGCAACAAGCCTCAAGCTCCAAGCCGCAAGAATCCAGCTGCAAGATTGCAGAACCTGGAAACAAATGGTAAGTGCCCTGAGAGAGGGGGTTTTGCTGGTTCACAAGAATGAAACTATTCTTAGGATGCCTAACATGGAATGATAATTGATGTGGACTAAACCTAACTGTCCCAATTTTGTTACGGGATGTTACGGTAGAAACTTTTAATTCAACAGTGAAAAAGACGCCGTTATTATTATACCCCAGTAGATCAGGAGTACCCAATACGCTAGAGTTTTCAATCCTAGTCCAACTAATTTTTCGTATATGTTTCTTAACTTCATGCCATAACTTTGTTTCAGGATTCATTTAATAACCGCCGTAACAAATTCTTACAAGATGAGTTTTGCTTGGCCCATTTTAGCCATTTCTTCATGTGTACTAATTACTAAACGATGAGTTTCTTTAGCATTTAAAATTTTATTTTCAACTAAATTTATACCAACAATATCATAATGTTTTCCATCCGGAGTTCTAACTTGAACACGAGCGTCTTGGGCTACAGCCGCTTTTTGTTTCGGTCCTAGAAATCTTTCTAGGATGGGCATTATATCCCTACCCTTTAGCATTTTTTTCTAATTCCATTATTTGGACATACTCATTCATTCGGTCAACTTCTTTAGCTAGAATGTTATTGTCTTTTTTTAAGACATCAACTTGATGTTGTAAATCTAGTACAGCAGAACCTGCCTCTCTACATTTAGATTGCATATATTTTTTCTGTTTAGTTAACATCTCAACTTGAACAGTAAGATCAGCTGATTTTTTACCATCAAACATAGCAGCACTGGCTACATTTCTTACATGGGTAATAGGACTTAGTATTGTTTTAATTGTTTGATTCACGTGATTCCTTTCATTTTCGTATGTTTTATCTTCGTCTTTCATTAATTGACATTATAAGATAATCTAATTATATTGTCAACCATGGAAGTTCAAAAGAAAAAAAGAGGCCCTTTACCTAAACTCACTCCAATGCAGGCTAAATTTGCTGAAGCATTAATATATTTTGAGGGTCGTAAATATGCCTATGAAGCAGCACTTGAAGCAGGGTATGAAAAAGATAGAGCTAGAATTACAGCATCAGAATTACAGAATCCTAAAATGTACCCAATGGTGGCAAAATATATTGGAGTATTAAGAGATGAACGTAACAAAAAATATGGTGTGTCTTATGGTGGACATCTAACAGAACTTGGTAGGATAAGAGACCAGGCCTTAAAAGATAGATCTTACTCAGCAGCAACCGTTGCAGAAAAAGCAAGAGGACAAGTAGGTGGTTATTACTTTGATCAAAAAATTGTCAGAACAGGTAAACTTGATGATTTAAGTGAGGAAGAATTAGACAATAGAATTAAAACAATCAAGGAAGATAACGCAGTATTATTAGAAGCTGAACCAGAAGATAAACCAGAAGACATTAAACCTAAACTACCCTTAGTTTAAATTAATTTTCCTGATAGACTGAATTACTGATGTTGGAATAATAGTAGTACTACCAATATTTTCAAACGTGGGGTTGTCTTTAGTCATAATGTAATCACTAAATATTCTTGTAATACCTTTTTGTTGACTCAATAAATAACCTTTAGAAACACATACAGGTAGTTTTTCTTTATTTAGATCTTTAGTATTGCTCCAGCCCGCATCGCCTTCAATATCGAGCCAATAGATTTCAACAAACGGATATGATTCAATCTTGTTGCCTAAAGATTTTATATCTAGACTTATTACTTTTTTGTTCTTGGCTGTTCTCTTTGTTACTTTTGCTTTTGCCATAATAAATCGCAGGGTTATGTTTTTTATTAAACGCTTTAATCCAATCAGATTGACCGGACCAATTTTTGTTTCTACCTATCATACCCCAACCCCTATAGTAATTCTACAGATTTTTCTATTTTTATGAACCTAAAAGTTCTTCACGGCCCCTATGCCTTCTAAAACTGTTGGTATTACTAGCTGATCACCTCATCACCAGATCACCTCTCTTTTAAAACACCGAATTAGTGATTTAACTATTCTGAGATTACTATAGGGAGGTGATGAACCGCGTTTTTACTCACTTTTTGGTTTGTCTTTTTCGTCAGTCAATTGTTGTAGCAATATAATACGGTCTTGACACCTACTCATACTAGTTAAAATGCCTTCGATCCTTACAATTAAGCCTTCTTCAGTCCCTGGAGGCCTGCCGCTGGTGTCTGCATTCAAGTATCTTTTCAACTCTTTCTCAGATTCCATCATCTCGGTAAATTGTTTTTTACTTACTTGTTCAATTATTTCTCTGTTCATAGTATTTCTCCACCCTTTCTAAAAACTGATTTTGATATTTAATAAACTCTTTACCATTTACAGCAAACTTCTGAAAATAATGATCGGGAGTGCATATCAGTACTACACCCTGAGTTATGTCCGTATTGTAGACTTGGTTATGAGCCATCGCATAAGCGCCTAACTGCATAAAATAATCATCTACATACTCTCTTCGCTTGGGTCTATTAGATTGTTTAAAATCGACTATACTATCTTCATAGTCATAAACACCAACCAAATCTGTTTGTCCTGCGTACTTGCCAGGATAATGAAGTGTTACCTCAGAACCCCATACTTCGGACATATCTTTTAAACCTTTCTCAATAATGACATCGGCCATTACTTTTGCAACCTTACCTTCAGGAGTTAAATCTAAATGACCTTCTCCCAATATATGTTTTTCTAAATGTAAGTGCATGTTAGTACCCCGTGCAGCTGACGTGTCTCTAATTCTCTCAGCCTCTACGATGCCCACTCGAGCCTTCCACTTATCCAAAGCTGCCTTCTTTTCGTCACTTTGTGTAGCCCCAAGGATAGTCGTTACACTCGGTAATTTTTCTTTACCAACAGAATAAGTTCTTAGTCCATCGGTTGTACTTCTCGTACATGGTGGGTAATGATATAATTTATTCCATTCCATACTAAAATCCATTCCTGTCAGCTATTTTCTCAAGTTCCTTGTCCTTACGTTCTTTTCTATTAGCTTTAGATTGTTTTAACGACTCATCTAATTCTTTAATTTCTTTCTGACCAAAGATTCTATTATAACCTTCA